CTCCTTACCGCCTGTTGGTTTCGGTTGATGCACGAAGCCCCTCGCCCACGAAGTGGGAGAGGGAGGGACCCAATCCGTCAGGATTGGGAGGGTGAGGGTAACAGCCGCATGCTGAAGACCCTCACCCTCCCGTCGCTTCGCGCCGGGCCCCTCCCTCTCCCGCTTTGCGGTAGAGGGGCAATCCAAGATCACGACACTTCCGCGAAGCGCGGTGTCCGGAATACGGTCGTTTTCGCTCAAGCAACGGTGGCGCCGAACGGGTTGTCGGACGTGATCGTCACGCCCGATAACGCGGTCAGAAGATCCCGGTAGGCAGTTCGCTTGCCCGTCAGCGTCTGGTAGTTCGCCGATAGCGTCGCGCCGCCGGCTTGGACAAGCTGCGGAACCGGAAAACCGAGCGAGCGCATCCAGTAGAAGAAAACTACGCCACAGCCAGCGCTGACCGAGTCCTGGTCGGTGGGTTCGGTTTTGTCGATCCAATCCGGGCGACCGGCTTGATCCCATGCCGGACCCGTGGCGAATGCGTCCATCGTGCCAACCGAGGTTTCGTGCTCGGCCAAGAAGCGCGAGAGCGCTTCGCCGTTGGAATAGGCGCAATTCCATCCGCGGTCTTGAGGTCCCATGAACGCTTCGGAGAGTTCGGCGACGTACAGGCCGGTCTCGAGATCGAGCGGGTTGACGGTGGCATTCGTGAATGTGGCGTCGAGGTACAGGACACCGCCCGCCGTGAAATCGCAGCCATAGTGGTACGCGCCGGCGGACCCATCCGTTTCTCCATCCAAGGGCGCGATAACGACGGCGACCGCAGCACCGGCCGTGCCGAAAAAGCTCTGCATGTCGTCGTATGGACCGCTGACGTCGGTCAGCATCTGGCGCGCCAGCGCCAATCCCGGCGCGCCGAGGATCGGGTCATAATAAATCGTGACGTTGCCGGTCGCGCCGACCTGGGTTACCGGATAATCGAAGCCGGTGCGCGCGGCGGCGAGACGCTGTTCCGCGGTTTGCGGCTTGCGCTGTCTGCCGGTTGGAAGCAGCTCTCGGGTCTCGGTGCGGTCGGTCATGGTCCTGGCCTGTCAGCAGGCCGTTGCGCACGACGTAACGGCGCATCAAAGCTTCAGTTCCCGAGCGCGAGCGCGCTCCGGCTTACCCGAACTTCGGCAGCGATTGCGGATGCCGATGAACGAGCCGGGCGCGATCCCATATTTCGAAGCCCGCGAATCCCTCTTTGCTTCGCGTCTCGAACAGTCCTGTGGCTTCTTTGATCGCGGCCGCGTCGGACGCGTCGCTCACCAGCTCGACGGCGCCGATGTGCCCATGGCGCATAAGATAGCAGCGCACGACAGTCTCCCCTCGGAATTCAGGCGGGAGTGCGCGCGGCCCGTTATCTGTCGGCTTTTAGCGTGTCTCTCGGCCGTCAGCGCCCAAACATCGCGAGCTGACGATCCCTGAGCCTAACAGGAATGTTATGTAAGGAACATTACAAAGTGAACTACGTGGTGTCTCAGTTTGGCCTCATCCTGAGGAGCGCCGCGCCCTCGATGCTTCGAGACGCTACGCTCCTCAGCATGAGGGCGCGGGGCGTCTCGAAGGAGAGCCAAACTGAGACATTACCGGGAATTGGTTGTCATTCGCCAACGAACGAGCCGATACGGCCGACGGCTCAAGCCTTTAGCCCATGAAGCCAGCCGAAGAATTTTCCTGTCGGGTCAGCAGGATCAGGACACCTCCGCGAAGGACCAGGCCAGCACGTTGCCGGCGGGATTGGCGAAGACGTCGAAATCGAGCTCGGGAATGGTGAAGTCTTCGAGCTTGGTGGCGAAGCCGAGCTTCGACGAGACGCAGTTGAACAGCTTCACGTTGACCGGCTTGCCCTGGAAGCTGGTGTAAAGCTGCGCCTGGAAGGTGGGCGTGGTGCCGAGCAGCGGATTGGCGAGCGTGAACTGCTGGCCCGATCCGGCGACAGAATAGGTATAGGACAGCAGCACCGCCTTGCCGGCATCGGCCGACGCAAAGGTGTAGATGCCGGCGGACTCGCTGTATTGGCCGGCGGATGGACCGGTCGCGACCTTCGTGAGCGGCAGGCCGGTGGCGGCATAGACGACGCCGTAATCGTCCGTGAACGTGGCGGCGTTGGCGGCCGAGACCGCGTAGGGCGACGACGCCGGCACGGTGCCGGCTTCGCCGTAGGACGTGGCGAGCTGGCCCGAGGCGAGCGACTGGCCGAAGAACAGCGCGTTGAAGGCGAGGCCGCTGACCTGTGCCAGCTTGGCCTTGGCCTGCGCCTTGGCCTGGCCGCGCGCGATGGCGAGCGGAAACTGATACTGGCCGTAGAGCTCCTTGGTGGTGAACTGGAGATCGAGCTCGACCTCCTGCACCAGGCCGAAATTGACCGGCGTCGATCCGGCGACATCGGTGCGTTGGCCCAGCAAGACGCCGGAGCCGAAGGAATAGATCGCCATCGGGTGAGTCCTTTGCGGTTTTCAGGTCGAGGAAACGGAGCGCGCGCGGCCTGAACCGCGCGCAAGGTTCAGCGAAGCAACTAGGCGTGTTGTTTCGCTAGCACGTGGACGACGCACTAGATGTCGACATCAACGATCATTGCATCCTTGGCTCGCCACTTGGTTGGGCAAGCCGGAATCTATGCAGCCGACCGAACTGTTCCAGCGGGGGCGTGACTGTGCCACAACAATGGGATGCTGGAGCCGAGCACTTTCGTCGCGACCCTCGAACGGTTGTGGAACCGAAGCGGGATACTGCTGACGGCGCTATCGACGGCATGCCTTGCAGCGTTCGTCGCCTTAGTAATCGCAGCGCGCTTTGCCCCCACAACATTCGACGCTGCCTCCCAATCAACAGAGGTCTGGCTGTTACCACTGGGCATTTCCCTGGCCGTCCTCGCGACCTTTCGGAAGGTCTATGAACGCAATCACCCGGCATTGCGCATCGTGCCAACCGAGAACCAGTTCTTCGTGCATTCCGCGAAACAGAAAGACGGCCGCATGACGGCCCAAATCGCCGGGCACTTCGAGGTCTACAATCTCACCGACAAGCCGATCGTCCTGACCGACGTTCGGTCAATCAAACCACGAATCCATGGCAAGCTCGTCACGAAGTTGGTCAACGTGGAAGACACCCAAAGCGCGTATTGGGGCCGTTACGCTGTGCCTCCGAGGATGATGGTGAGAGGCTCATTTATGCTTATCGCATACGAGGACCTGTCGGAACGCGGGCCTGAGATGGACGTGACGGTCAGGGTTTCGGACCAGTTCGGTCGTTGGCACAAGATCACGGTCGAAGGCGTTCGTCACAACTAGATCGTTCCGGCCGCAACGGGCGCGTCGCTCAATCCGCGACCAAAATCTCGATCGGCACGATGGCGACGGCCTGGCCGCCGAGGACGCCTTCGTCGGTTTCGATCCGGCCAGCGATCCAGGCATGGGCGGCGAGGCCGCCGAGCGTCTGGACGGCGCCCTGCGGCGCGAGCGCGGCTTCGATCGCGTCGAGCAACGGATTGAGCGCCGTCGCCGGCGCGGTCGTGTCGTCGGGCGCGTGGGCGTAGACATAGACATCGACCAGCGCGCGCCATTTCGCCGGCAAGCCGGCTTTGCGCTCGGCGGTCTCGCTCTTCTGGACGACGAAGAGCGCCGGCTGCTCGGCCGGACCGACGTCGCTCCAATGGCGCAGGCGGCGCGAGGATGTCACGAACGGCGCGGCGCCCGACAGCAGCGCGAACAGCGTGGCGTAGATCGGCTCGCGGGTCATTCGACTACTGCCGGGCAGGTCAGTTCGAGCGCTGGAGCGATATGGCGCGGCCTTCGAGACGCGCTCCGTCGACGAGCTCGGGAGCGCTCCTCAGGCTGAGGATGTTTTCTTAATGCCATAAAGAAATGTCCTCATGCTGAGGAGCGATGCGGAGCATCGCGTCTCGAAGCACGCAAAGTGGCGATGCCATACTCGATGCGCTTTACTCGACAGTCTCGGCGACGGATGCTGCGATTGCGGCGCCGATCTCGGGCGCGAGATCGGCCAATGCCGAGCGCAGGAACGAACGCTCCGGCAGATGCGCGCCGGGAAACATGACGCGCTTGGCGAAGACGCGCTTGCCGGCGACGACGAACGACAGCGCGCGGGCGTTCTTCGCCGCGATCAGATGGGCGCGAATGTCGGCGCCGAATTCCTGCGCCGCGCCGTAGGGCACGGCGGCGGGATCGAAGCCGACCGAGGCGGTCAGGCCGTCGACCTGTTGCACGATGCTGGCCGCGAGGCGACCGGAGCGGCGCTGGAGGACGACGCCCGACAGATTTTCCTCGACGTGGTCGTAGAGCGTTTGCGCCAGGCGCGCGACCGTGTCGGCGAGACGCGCGGCAACGGTCGACGGCAGCGCGCGCAGGCGGCCGAGCGCGTCGGCGGCCGAGATGGTGACTTCGATCATACCGGAACGACCGAGCGGTATTGATCCAGCAGCGTCTGGACGTCGGCCGGCATGTCTTTCTGAGCGAAGGACACGACTTCGCCGGCGAGGTTCTTCGACACCTGGCCGATGCGATCGCGCTCCTTGTAGCGCAGCGCGACGAGCGCGATGCAGGCCTGCTCGATCTCCGGCGGCGTCGCGGCATAGCCGGCGGTGTAGGCGATCGTGACGTTCTGCTGGCCGCGGGTGAAGGCGTAGCCCGCCAGGTAGACCGAGCTGTCGTCGAAGAGATATCCCGCCTGGCCGGGACCGGATGAAGGCGCGATGGCGACGCCATCGACCGTGACCGATGCGACCGACACGACCGGCCGGTTGCGCAGGAAAAGCCGCGTGCCGCCCTGGCCATTGCGGGTCTCGCTGTACGCGGTTTCCGCGATGGTGCGGCCGAGCCAGGCCTGGATGAACGCGCTCGCCGCGGTGACGAGGCGCGCGAGCAGCGCGTCGTCGGAAGTCGCGGTCAAGGGCGGCGCGAACCACGCCTTGACGTTGTCGAGCGTCGTCAGATCGCCGGTGGCCATCGGCTATGTCTCGTAGGCGAAGCCGTGCGCGTGCACGAGGATGGCGGCGAGCTCGGCCGGCACGGCGACGATGCCGTTCACGACCGCGAACTCGCGGCCGGCGAGCGAGACCGACGTGCAGCCGTCCGGCGCGCGCAGGCGGAGCGTGCGCGGCGACGGTTTGGGTTTGAGCGGGGATTTTTTCATTCTGATTCTCCCAGAGCGAGCGCACCCCCTCACCCTGCCCTCTCCCCCGACGCGGGGGAGAGGGAGAAAAGGGAAAGGGAGCGCGGGTAGCGAGGTGCGCGCCCCCTCACCCTGCCCTCTCCCCCAAAGCGGGGGAGAGGGTTGGGAAGAGTTGGCGAGCGCTGAGTCCTCGTCCTGAGGAGCCACGCGCCCTCTCCTTCGAGACGCCCTCATCCTGAGCGGCGAACCTCTCCTTCGAGACGCTTCGCTCCTCAGGATGAGGTTCGCCGACGAAGGACGCTCCTCAGTGCTTCGAAGGGCTCAGCAGAGGGCGCGTGGCGTCTCGAAGGACGAATGCGGGGCCTTACTCTGAGCTGGGTGAGGGGAATGCGGCTTGGCTTTACGGCCTAGCGTCAGCCGTTGCCGATGTTGGTGACGGCGCCGAAGGCGAAGGGCGCGTAGTTTTGCAGTACTTCGTCGGCATAGACGCCGTATTCGTAGCGCCGCGCACGCAGCGGCCATTCGACCTGGTAGTAGTCGCGCCGCGTGCGGATCTGCACCGTGTTGGGCACGTTCGACAGCGGATAGGGCAGCGTCTTGGTGAAGAACAGCACCGTGCCGGCCGGCATATTCGGATGCAGCTTGATCGGAATCTCGGTCGGGCCGGCCATGCTGAACTTGTTGAGGTAGCTGCGCACCATCACGCCGCCGAGGACGGCGCCCTGATCGGCCGCGAAGACGAAGCGCGCGGCGGTGTTGGTGCCGCCCTGCAGGATCTTCTTGTGGATGTTGAGCATCTCCTGCGACGAGACGTAGATCGCCGTCGGCGTCAGGCGATAGTTGTCCCAGAACGATTTGAGCGCGGCGTCGAACTCGACGATGCCGCCTTCGCTGTCGGCGGTGAGCGGCGTGCCGGCGCCGGCCGTGCCGGTCGGCTGCGCCGCGTAATAGGCGTTGAGCGCCGGCTTGAAGCACTGGGTCAGCAGACCGTCGAACACCAGCGCATTGACGCTGTTGTCGGACGACGGCAGCGACGACGCGGTCTGCGTGCCGGCGGCGGCGGCCGCGATCGAGACGCTGTTGATCGTGGTGATGGCGCCGAGCGTCTCGCTGCCGGCCGTGCCCCAGAACCAGGCGTAGCCGACGGCGCCGCGCACCGCCGCGACCGTCGCCGCGACCGATCCTGCGGGACCGGTGACCGAGACGGTGGCATTCGACGATTTCTGCGCCGAGCCGCCGCCGAAGGTGTCGGACGAGCCGTCGGCGTTGGAGCGCGTCACCGCCGCCGGAATGCCGCCGGCGAGCGAGCTGTTGAGGAAGCCGTCGAGCGTCAAGGCGACGGCGATCACCGAGACCGTGCCGGTGGCGAGCGAGCCGCCCGACGACGATGCGGTCAGCGCCGGCGTCGGCGTGGTGCCCAATGCCAGCGAGCCGTTGCCGCCGAGCATGATCTGCTCCTCCTGGAGCATCAGGGATTCCAAGAGCGTCTGCGCCGCGAGCGCGCGCAGATCGTCGAAGCCCTGGCCGGCATAGACCGCCTCGAAATCGACGTTGGCTTCGAGGCCGATGCCCTTGTAGACGGCGTTGTAGTCCTGCGTCGTCACGGCGATGAGGCCGCCGCGATTGCCCGGCGAGATGCCGGCGCGCACCGACGCGGTGTTGAGGCCGGTGATCGCCTTCCAATTGGCCTGGATGCCGCCCTTGCCGGTGACGCGCGGCACGTCGTTCCTGAGCGGCGTCAGCACCGGCACCAGCATTTTGGCGCCGGGCTCGAGGTCGAAGAAGGTGAGGCCGGTGGTCGGCGAGCCGCTTTCGGCGAAGGTGCTCTTGGCGAGCATGCCGGCGAAGGCGGGATCGTCGATCGGCGATTGCTGCGCCGCCTTGAAGGCGGCCAAGGTGTTTTGGGTGGTGGCGGTCATGCGTTGCTCCTTATCGGGGATGGTTGATGTGCATCCCCCTCACCCAGCTTTGAGTAAGGCTCGCCGTTCGTCCTTCGAGACGCCACGCGCCCTCATCGTGAGGAGCAAAGCGTCTCGAACGAGAGGGCGCGTGGCTCCTCAGGATGAGGGCTCACGGCTCGCCAACTCAAAGCAACCCTCTCCCCCGACTTCGGGGGAGAGGGAAGGGTGAAGGGGTGAAGACGAAGAAGCGGTGGGTTAGAAAAAGCCGACGCGGATAGGATTGCGGTGCGCCTTGCGGATGGCGTCGAGCGCGGTCTTGGGCTCGTCGTCGCCGCGCTTGGCGACGCCGTCTTCGGATTTATCCACGACGCGCGCGGCGGCGGTGTATTTCGCCGGCGCCGGCTCGGCGGCGAGCTTGTTCAGCAGCGCGCCCTGCGCCGCGACTTCGCGCGTTAACGCGTCGAGACGCTCGGCGAGACTCGCGTGCTTGGCGAGATCGCCGCCGCGCGCGGCCTTCGCCGGATCGTCGGCATCGGGTTCGTCGGTCGCAGCAGCGGTGGCCGGCGCATGCGCGCAGCGCGCGCCGAGCTCGACCGCCGTGTCGTGGACATGCTGGATGCGCTTCTGGTCGGCGGCGCTGTTGCGGCGGCCTTCCTTGGCGAGCTCGAAAACCTTGTAGACGTCGATGACTGCCTCGGGATTGGCCGGACGGTCGACCAGGCTGATCTCGGTGAGCTCGAGACCGGTGATGACGCGGCAGTCGGCGGGATCGCGCGACGTGACGCGGCCGCCGATGGAAAAGCCCTTGTAGACGCCCTGCTTCACCTTCTCCCAGGCGTCGTCGTCGACCACCTTGGCGGCGATGCGCAGGCCCTTGGCGTCGACATCGGCCGCCTGCGCGACACCGACGGCCGAGGGCTGATGCATCTCGCGGATGTTGGCGAAGCGCATGTAATCCGGCAGCGCGGCCTCGACCGCCTCGCGCTTGACGATCTCGCCCTGGCTGTCGAGCGCCGGCGTCGAGGCGTAGCCGATGGCGAGGCGCTTCTCCGCGTCGAACTTTTCAAGCGGCACGAAAATTCGCATGGATGATTCTCCACAAATGAAAAGGGCGCCCGAAGGCGCCCTATGGGGTTGACAAGAAACACCGGCAACAGCCGGCGCCGCCGGGCACGAACATCGCGTGGCGGATTGCCGGGCTTCAGCTCAATTCGGCTTGAGAGTCCCGTCTTCCAAATGTGCCAAGGTGCCGCGTGCCAGGGCTCGCTGATATGCGGACCATCCCTGGGCCAAAGCATTCAGCGCCGCACGTGCGCGCTCGGGTTCCACAGCTAACAACTCCCAGGCAGCACGGTAGCGACATTCCGCCCCGCGCGCACGACGAAGATAGCTTGGGCCGGCCCCTTGACAGTCCAAGAGTGGGACAAGGGCACGCCGCGCTTCGTGGCCGCGACGACGCAACTCATCACTGACGCTTTTCAGACGATCATAAAATTTCTTGTAACGTCTCGGATGATATTCCTCGTCGGCAAGTCCGAATGCGGCTTCGCGGAAAGCGTCAATGAGCTGGCCTAGATCGAAATTCTGCAAGTTCTCGCTTTTCATTTCAGAACTCCGAACTTCCTGCGCAGAACGTCAATCCCAAACTGATAACGCTCGTCAAAGCTCTTGCCATGAAGATACTGGCGCGGTGTGAGACCATTCAATGGCGGATCGGGGTCCGGATTCCGATAATAGTTCGTTATGCGGGCGGCATGCTCGCGTGTGAGCTTTGCCTGAGCTTCGTACGGCAGGCGCTGCACCGAGCGGCACCGCGCCGTGAGCGGTCTCGACCGCCGGAAAATCGCCGCCGGGCACCGGATCGAGGCCCAATTCGGCGCGCACCTCGTTGACCGACTTGATGCCGGATTTGACGTAGTCGACCGCGACCGACGCGACCTTGGCCGGATCGCTCGGCGCGTCGTCGCTCCAGGCGAATTCGAGATCGCTTGAGGCGAACTCGGCCGTGATTATTTCGTCGCAGAACCACTTTAGGTAGGCTTCGAAATTCCCATTTCGTCGTAATACAGACTCATTCCCGCCATGCCCCGAAATTGCCTGAGGCCCTTAGACGCTAGTGCTTCCAACGTGGCTTGCGCACGCTCGGGGGCGAGCGCCTTCAATTCAACCGCAGCGTTGAAGCGGGTTTGCGACGTTTGGTAATTCCAATTCGCTTCGGGCGTAGGCGCGTCAAGCAGAGGAATAAGTACTTTTCGCGCGTCAGTGCCACGCGCTCGCAGTTCGTTGACCACTCGCTGCAAGGCATCAAATAACTTATTGTATTTCTTAGTATCCTCGACCCGAACTGCCTCGCCTTGTTGCGCAGAAATTGCAGCAAACTTTTCGGCCAACTGTTGGTTGGTCAGGGCGGACAGGGTTTCGCTCATCACCACAGCACTCCAAATTTGCGCATAAGCCCAAGTCCGAATTGATACCGTTCCTCGAACGTCTTCCCGCGAAGATATTGGCGCGGCGTCAACCCGCCGAGGTTAGCATTTTTTCTTTGATAGTAAGCCGTGATATCACGATGGGCATAATAAGGTATGCGAGCGATATTTTCCGGGTCCTCGATACGTGCTTTTTGATCTGGCGGCAGATCGTCGTTCTGGGGACCTTGCTCAACAATGTGATGATCTTCGTACCCCGGGTGTGACCCGTCATCCAACGCCGCGTCTTGCAATTCATGCAGCGGCCGCGGCGGATCGAACGCCGAGACCATGCTTGGGATTTGCCGGTAAAGCCAATACGTCGCATCAGCCACACCTGCCAGCACCTCAGCTTTGGCATGGTTGCCGACGTCAATCGCGGCCTGAATGGCGTCCGTGATCTGGCGTCCCCAGTCGTAGACCGCCCCTTTCTCGGGCGGCTTCTCCGATGGAATCTGAGGAGAGCCTTCGTTCGATTGCTCTGTACCTGAAGATGTTTCTGCGTTTGGCTTTGCCTCGGGAGCTTGCTCGACCGGTCGGGCCTCTTCGGAAACACTCGGACGCAGGCGCCTTATGAATTCCAACAAACCAGGTCGGTACTGCACGGGCACGATCGCAGAATCGCCGCCGTCGGGCGCGAAGGTGAACTGTCCGCCGCGAGGGCCCGGTCCAAGGTGATTCAGATTGAACCGCAGTAACGCTTCGGTCTTTTTGCTCTGGCTTCGCACGGTTGGTGCTGTGCCAAGCGGCACGGCACCGTGTGCGCTCTCGACTGCGGGAAAATCGCTGCCGGGCACCGGATCGAGGCCCAATTCGGCGCGCACCTCGTTGACTGACTTGATGCCGGCCTTGACGTAGTCGACCGCGACCGATGCGACCTTGGCGGGATCGCTCGGCGCGTCGTCGCTCCAGGCGAATTCGAGATCGTTTGCGGCGAACTCGCGCGCGATGACGCGGTCGCAGAGCTGCTTCACCCAGGTCTTCAAGGGCAGCAGGCCTTCGGCGAGCGCCGCGTCCTGCGCCGTCTCGGCGGTAGCGCGGTTGAGCTGTTGGACAAAAGGCTGCGGGCTGACCGAGAAGGCATAGCAGACGACGCGCGCCAGCCATTCGTCGAACGGGTCCTTGAGCGCCGGCTCGCGCGTCGGAATGAACGTCTTGGCGACGCCGCCGGGCACGAACTTCGCATGCCGCCGCGCGGCGGTGTTGCCTTCGTGCAGGCTGTCCCAATAGCCCTGGAACTGGCGGATCTGATCCGGCGTCCAGGTGTCGGGCACACCGATCAGCGCCTCCGGAATATTTCCTTCGGTGTAGTACTGGAGCTGCCAGACCTGCCGGCGCAGTGCGATGTTGACGGTCATCTGCACCTGCTCGACGGGACTGAAACCGTACACACGATGGATGCGCGGATTGCGCGGCAGGTACCAGAGCTCGTCGGTGGTGTAGTCGACTGCCGGCAGGCCCTTGAGCACCTGCTGATAGGCGGGTGCGGGATGCTGCGGCGTGCGGCCCCAATCGTCGATGACGCGCTTGATGGTGGCGCCGTCGAGCGGCTCGAGCGCGCAGAGCTTGCCGTCGCGCGTGCGGCGGAGATAGAGCGCGGGCGCATCGATCACCAGCAGGTCTTCCAAGACCAGGCGGAGCCAGGTCGTCCACGGATGGACGCCGTCGGGACAGGCGAGCAGCGCCGAGATCGCGTCGATGCGCGGATCGTCCTTCGCCGACGTGGCGCGCTCGCGGGCGCGGATCGACCACGACAGGCGCTCGATCTGGTCCTTGCGCGTCTCGACGATCAGCCGGACCAAATCGTAGGAATCCGCTAGCGCGCGAAGCTCCGCAAAACTTGTTCCTTCATAGGCGCGCGGCCGCGTGACGAGGTTGTAGCCCGAGGGAAAGTCGAACTGGCGGCCGGCAACCTCAGGCGGCGCCTGCGGCGGCATCGGCGCCAAGGGCCCGAACCAGCCGCCGGCGTTGCCGCTGACGACATAGCCGAGCGCGCGCGCCGCGCGGGCGACGATACCTTCAGGCAGCGGCGTGGTGACGGCGGAGTTGGTGTCGGTCATGGCGTGGTCCGGATTCGATTCATTCGTTCGTCATTGCCGGGCTTGACCCGGCAATCCACGGCTTTGGCGGCTTCAAGGCGTGGATGCCCGGAACAAGTCCGGGCATGACGGATAGAGGACCCCCTCACCCTTCCCTCTCCCCGCAGGCGGGGAGAGAGTTGAAAAGGAGGCGGTAACCGGTCCTATACTTTCCGCACTGCCTGGGGGCTCGGATGCGGGGAAAATTGTTCACCGTCGCGGTGTCGTTCGGCCTGGTGCTGACGGCGAACGCGCTGGCGCAGAGCGAAGCCGAGAACTGGAAGACCTGCGCCAACAATTCAGCCGATCCCGACCTGAAGATCGCCAGCTGTACCGCGATCGTCCAATCCGGACAAGAGACGGCGGAGAACGCGGCCGTCGCCTACTACGATCGCGGCACCGCCTATGACGACAAGGATCAGCTGGACAGCGCCATCGCGGACTACAGCGAGGCGATCCGGATCAAGCCCGATTACGCGAACGCCTATCGCAATCGCGGCCGGGCCTACGGCCGAACCGGCCACTACGACAACGCCATCGCCGACCTCGACCGCGCCATCAAGCTCGATCCGAACGACGTCGGCGCCTATTCCAATCGCGGCTTCGCCTATTACTACAAGGGCCTCTACGACCGCGCGATCCGCGACGAGAACCAGGCCATCCGGCTCGCGCCGGGCGACGCGATCTCGTACTTCGTCCGCGGCCTGGCGAAGCAGAAGTCCGGCGACAGGGCCGGCAGCGACGCCGACATCGCCCGAGCGCAGCAGCTCAATCCCAACCTCGGCCGATGAGCGCGGAACGTCACCCCTCACCCTCCCGGCCCTAACGGGCCGGGCCCCTCCCTCTCCCCCGAAGACGGGGGCGAGGGGCTTTGCACCCGACTCCGCTCTCCCCTTTTTCCCCTCTCCCCCTGCTTAGGGGGAGAGGGAAGGGTGAGGGGGTGGAGCGGCGGCGGCGAAAATCGAATCTTGTTCATCGTCCCTCGCTGAGGCGGCGGTAGTAGTCGAGGATCGCGGCGTCGCGGTTGGCCATCAGATCGGTCACCGCCCAGACGAGGGCGTCGAGCCGGTCGGGCGAGGTGCCCGATGCGGCGCGGTCGAAATCGGCGGTGAAGCCGCAGAGCTGATCCTCCAGCGCCGCAAAGCAACCGACGTGATGCACCCGGCCCTGCTCGTAGAGCGCCGCGACCGGCTCGGCGCGGATCGCCTTGCCGCGCGAGGCGCGCAGCGCGCGGAACGGCGCGTCGCTTTCGACCGAGCGCAGCGTGGCTTCGACCATGTCGCCGCCGTTGTTGACCTCGGCGACGATGCGATCGGCGGCGAAACTCTTGTAAGCGGCGACGGCCTTGAGCGCCCAGGCGCGCGGACTCATCCGGCCCGAGCGGTCGTCGAGCACATAGACCTGGCCGTCATGCGCGAGACCGGCGACGACGATGCCGGTCTCGTCGGCGCCCTCGCCCGCCGACGCCGCCGGATCGATGGCGACGACAATGCGCGAAAGATCCGGCGCGGCCGCGACGCGCGCGGCTTCGATCGCATCGCGCGACCACAGCGCGCCGGGCACGTCGTCCAAGAGCTCGGCCTCGAGCTCCTGGCGGCCGAGGCGCGTGCCGGCATAGCGGCGGACGATCGAGTCCAGAAACGCCGGCGCCAGGTTGTCGGCATTGTCGAAGGTCGTGCCGCGCGTCACCACCGTGCCGGGCGACGCCAGCACGTCGCGCACGAGGCGGTTGGGCTTCGGCGTCGTCGTCACCACGGCGCGCGGATCGGCACCCAGGCGCAAGCCGAGCAAGAGGTTGTCCCATGCGGCGGCGTAGCGCCACGATGCCAGCTCGTCGCACCAGGCAAGATCGTGCTGCGGACCGCGCAGGCGCTCCGGCTCGTCGGCCGAGAAGGCGAGTGCGACGGCGCCGTTGGGCCAGGTGAGCCGCCGCTTCGACGGCTCATAGAGCGGCCGCTCAGCGGCCGACGCGACGGCGAGCAGGCCGCTGTCGCCTTCGATCATCACGTCGCGCACGTCCGCCGCGGTGGGGCCGACCAGCGCGATGCGCGTTGCCATGCCGCCCTTGACGCGCGCACGGACGAACTCGGCGCCGCTGCGCGTCTTGCCGAAGCCGCGGCCGGCCAGGAGCAGCCAGACGCGCCAATCGCCCGGCGGCGGGAGCTGCAAGGAGCGAGCCCAAAGACTCCACCGATGCGCGACGCGGTTCTGCTGCGCCGGCGTGAGCCGGTCGATCCAGGCCAGGCGCCGGGCCTGCGGCAGATCCGCGATACGCTGTGCCCTGCATGTATCGGCGTCATGCTGGCTCACGAGGCCTGTGGGTCGTTTTTCCTCGCCAAACGGTCGAGGCGTTCGACCAGAACGGCGCGCGCGTCGCGGCCGGCCTGGCGATAGTCCGTCGGGCGCGTGATGCGGTTCGGCCCGAGCAGACCCGTGTGACGCGCCAGCACTTCGAGCGCCGAATGCTTGTCGTGCAGCCGGATGCTTGCGGGCTTGCCGTTTCCGGGCGGCTCGATCCGTGCGACCGCGCCGCCTTCCCAATCCGAGAGCAGCTTCCAATCGCGCAGCTCGAAGCGGTTGGGTCCCCACTCGACGAAGCTCCGCATGTCGGCGAAGGCGATCCGCGCGAACTCGGCAAGAACCCGATCCGCCGTGACGCGGCGGCTCTCGGCACGGTCGGCCTCCGCCTTGGCGATCGCGGCCGCAATATCGTGCCGACGCAGCAGCCGCTGGACGCGCCACCGATAGCGCTTGCCGCCGTAGCCGGCGCGCGTCGCCGCCGCCGAGGCGTTGAGATCGACCAGGTATTCGACGACGAAGCGATGCTCCTGCTCGTTCATGCGCGCGACACCGGCTTCGGCGGATCGACGGGAAGGCCAAGGATGCGGGCCAGCGTGTCGAGCGCGCGCCGCTTGTCGTGGGTGTGGACGTCGACGCGGCGCTCCCATCCATCATCGGTGCTGACCCGGGCGATGGCAGCCGTCTCGGCGGGAGACAGCTCGCTCGAATCCGTAACCGAGACGCCGTCCGGTCCCCAGGCGGCAAGGCGGCGCCAATCGACGAAGGCGATGCGCGCCAGCTCCTCGAGCACGCACTCGGGCGTGATGCCGGTGCGGCGCGAGCGCTCGGCCATTGCCGCGGCAAGGGCGTCAGCGACCTCCTTCCGGCGCAGCAATTTATAGGCGCGGTAGCCGGCGCCGCCCCGCCGATATCCGGCGCGGATGGCGGCGTGGCGGCCATCGAGATCGATCAGGTATTCGTCGACGAAGCGGCGTTGACGCGGCGTCATGCGCGGACTCCGAAGCAAAGGTGTGCGGGCGCCGAAGCCCCGCGCGGCAGGCGGCTTAGGCCGCGGGCGCGTTCGCGGCGAGCGAAATCGCGCCGAGGGCGGCGCGGGGCTCCGGCATGCGGTGCCGTCGAGCGGCGACTTGTCTGCGTCTGTCGTCATGGCCGGGCTCGACCCGGCCATCCACGACTTCAAGGCGTGGATGCCCGGCACAAGGCCAGGCATGACGGAAGGGAATGGCGTGCGAGATGCGGGCAACAAAAAGCCCGGCCGGTTTTTCAACCGCCGGGCGCAACTCTGAGGATGTGATTTTCATAGCATATCACACCTTGCGAGTCAAGAACAAAAAGAGAACATATAGGCTATCGAATTCGCTGCGCCGATAGCCTGTGGCGGTGGTGTCTCCATTTGACCCTTCTTCGAAAGGCCCGCGCCCTCACACCCCAGGCAACCAGCGTACGACGTGGGACAGGGCTCAATCAGCGCGCGATTTTGGGTCCAAGAGCTTCCGGTGTGCCATAAGTATCTGAGATATCATGTACTTTTCTGCTATCAGCATAATACACCTGTAAACATATAGCATAATAAACTTGTAATAGTACGTCATAATTGACTTGTAAGCATGACGCCGTATATACTTGTAACAATGACACAGGAAAAACTTGTAATGCCGCAAACGATGGTCCCCAAGGATACCCATGCCCACACCTAACGAAAAACTGGCGGAGTCTTTGAGTGCGCTTCAGGCGCTCCAAAAGGCCGGGCGCCGCGTCTTTCAGTCGGATGAGGTGAAGCGCCTCCACCGCGAGCGCTTACTGCGTAACGGCTTCATTCAGGAGGTCATGAAGGGGTGGCTGATCTCTTCCAGCCCCAGCGCGCGCGAGGGTGACAGTACGCCTTGGTATGCGTCCTTTTGGGAATTTTGCGCCCGGTACTGTCAGGACCGCTTCGGCGACGACTGGCATCTGTCGCCGGAGCAATCGCTCCTGCTGCACGCCGAGAACACGGTCATCCCGACGCAGGTTGTCATCTACTCACCGAAGGGGACCAATAACGTCGTCAAGCTGCTCTTCGGCACATCGATCTATGACCTCAAGCAGGCGGATATGCCCGCCGCCTCTGACGTGACGGTGCGCAACGGGCTGCACTTATTTTCTCCCGCAGCCGCACTGGTCAAAGTGCCGGAAGCTTTTTTTGCGCGCTATCCGATCGAATCGCAGGTAGCGCTCGTCAGCATCACTGATGCCTCAGACGTGCTGCGGCGACTGCTCGATGGCGGGCATTCCGTCGTGGCCGGCCGGCTGGCCGCCGCTTTCCGCCGCATCGGCCGCGCGGAAATCGCGGACGAGATCGTCGCGGCCATGAAGGCCGCGAATTACGGCATGCGGGAAACCGACCCGTTCGCCGCGCAGCAGACATTCGGGATGCTGCGGCCCGCCACCGCGCCGATCGTCGGGCGCATGCAAGCGATGTGGCAGGCGATGCGTGCGCCCGTGATAGCCGCATTCCCGAAGCCGCCGGGCCTGCCGAAGGATCGCGGCAACTATCTCAAGTTCGTCGATGAAATCTACAAGAGCGACGCCTACCATTCGCTGTCCATCGAAGGCCACAGCGTCACGCCCGAACTGATCGACCGCGTACGCGCGGGCGGCTGGGACCCCGAAAACCGTGACGATGACCGCAAGAATCGCGATGCGCTTGCTGCGCGCGGTTACTGGCAGGCGTTTCAGGCCGTCAAGGCGAGCGTGAGCGAAATCATCGCCGGCGCCAATCCGGGCGCGCTCGCCCGCACCGCCCACCGGGATTGGTATCGCGAACTCTTCCAGCCCTGCGTCGTGGCGGGCTTGCTGCGGCCCGGCGCGCTCGCGGGCTACCGCAATGACGCTGTTTATCTGCGAACTTCCCGCTATGTCCCTCCGCGCTGGGAAGCCGTACGGGACGCCATGCCGGCGCTGTTCGATTTGCTGGAGCAGGAGACGGAGCCCGGTGTCCGCGCTGTGCTCGGACACTGGATGTTCGGTTACATTCACCCGTATCCGGACGGCAACGGGCGCATGGCGCGGTTTTTAATGAATGCGATGCTCGCTTCCGGCGGTTATCCGTGGACGGTTGTGCGTGTCGAAGACCGGGACGATTATCTCTCTGCGCTCGATAGTGCCAGCATCGACTTGGATATTGGCCCGTTCGCCGGCTTCATTGCGGAGCGGGTCCGCTGGTCGCGCAGGGCAGGATCGCCATAGAGGTCCATCGTGACCCT